CCGCCGACAATTTTCTTAAAAGTTTCCTTGCTGTAATCTTCAGGCAAATCAACTTCCCTGAATTCCCGTTTGCAAGGACTAACTGAAATACTGTCATAAACAATTACTAATGGCTTATCCTCATAGCCGGGTTTTGACCTGACTTTATCGATCACACGGTACATGGTGTGAAAACAATCTTCCAGAGTTTCTGGCGTATAGCGCAGAATCTTATTCAGATCAGCGTGTGAAGCTTTTTTGATAAAGTCTTTATTGACAGCATTTTCACTGTCAATTAATACAGGGATACCCCCAAGTTTCTGACATCCGAATAAAAAATTGGTGCCTAAAAGGCTTTTACTACTAGCACTAGGGCCATAGATTTCAGTGAGTCTACCACCCGGTATGCCACCTTTAATAAAACGACCACTACAGCAATAGTTAATTGCTAGATTGCCTGTATCGATGTAATATGACGAAGACTTTTCGCTTTCGCCAACTACCTCTCCACCTGTTTCGGCAGCCAATTCGGCAAAAATATCATCACCAGCATCAACAGACTTCTTTTGACGACCCATAATTTTCTCCTCTTTTTGAACGACACGAAGAAGGGAGGAGACAAGTGTCTCCTCCCTTCTAAAAAAGACTAGGAAATACGACTGATAGCTTCGTTGAAGTCATCATCGATCATGTCATCGATATTGTCGGAGCCACCAGAGACATGGTTTTCTGTAGGCTGAGAAGGTGCCTTGGCAGCAGCAGGAGCAGATACAGCCTTGGGCGCTTCTTCCCAAGAATTGCTGCTGACATTTCCCTTGCCACCAAAATGATCCTTCATGGCCTCAATAAGCTCAGGACGAGGACGGTACTGCTTGAGCGCCTCCAAGTCATGCATTGCTGCCAACCACAATTTGATTTGTTCGTCCTCACCCAGATTGGATGGGTCTTCAAATCTAGACTGATCGTATTTGGGATATTCGCTACCACCGCTACCTTTAGTGATTTTCTTAATGATACGAAAATCTCTACCGGTGACTGGGTGTGTAATGTTTCCCAATTTTGGACGCCCAGTTAATTCACTACCATTGATGGACTCAAGAATAATTGACTGAAGCGTCTTGCCACAAGACAAAATCTTGGGACCAACGTTTTTCTCCACCTGTCCGGTGCGATTGTTGACTTGTTGCCGAACAATAACATTCCAGTAATACCGCTCAATAGGCTTGATTTCTCGAGCCTGAGCCTGCGTTCTGGACTGTTGCTCACCAGACTGGTTATTGCTTACCTTCCAGAGTCTTGAATACTCTTGGCAGATAGGGCAATCATCGGCAGGATTATTGCTGGAATTGACCCAGTAAATCCCGTTAGGGAAATGCTTCCGAGTGCGAGCACAATGGAAGCTTCTGTTGCCTAAGCGATGGATTCTAGTAACGGAGAAAAGTGGTTTGTCTTTGACAGGCGGCAGAAACCGCAATAAAACGAAACCGTCTTTTTCGGGCATCTTAACAAACATATCCATGACAGTGGAATCTTTGTTAATTGCCGCAGCTTCCTGAGTAATTTCATTCATGTTAAGTTCTTGAAATTCGTAAGACATGTTAACCTCGTTGTAAAGTGTAAAAAGAAACTCTGTGAGATAGTGACATCCCACAGAGTATTTTATGTTGGTTGAAATTTTCGGGCAAAACTAAATTTTGTTTTCTTCCTTCACAATTTTTAGCACTTCCATCTTATTGTTTAGATCCAATAACTTAAGTTCAAAGTCTTTTTTGGCTTCTTCATCAAGCTGACCGTTTTTTTCCAACTCGGCTCTTTTATTGTGCAGATTTACCAATTCGCCTTGTAACCTTCCAAACTCTTCAATGGTTTCAAGTTGCTTACCGATAGCTTCGACTTCACCGCCTTGACCTTTGGCAGCCATTTCTTCATCATGTTGTTGCTCTAAGGCTTCTAGCATCTTAATATTTCTACGCAACTTTTCATCGACCTCTTCTTTAGACAGTCCTATTTTTTGTTTGTTGTCGAATTCTCTTTCAAAAGCTATTTCTCTCATGTGTTCCAATTTCCTTTCTTTTCTTTCTACCAATCGCTTTTCAACTAAAATTTTCTTAACAGCTTTTTGCCTCGCACGCTTCTTTTCCATGTGCTTACGACCGATTTTCTTAGACATTTCAATCTCCTTAGAAACAACTGTTTCGATTATCAATGCCTCAACGAACAGAGGGCATACTATCTTTTACAACTCCACCCCAACCCAATTTTTTGTCATCAACAAAACTATTGGATGTCTGACTAAATTTGGCTTCTTCATCCCCCAACAAAGACTGTTGGGCTGGTACAAAATGTTCATCAGATACGCTCACTCTATTTCCGGCATCGTCCGCTATTTCCAAAGTCATGCCGATACCAGTAGAGCTTAAGCTTTCTCTGAAAACTGGGTAAGTTTTTTCTATAGTAAATTTACCAACTGGCCTGCTCATCCTGCCCGGCAAAAATTGAACATATTTAATAATTCTTTCCGACTTAGTAGTAACCAAATTTACAGGCTTAGTAGCAACTGAAGCTACGTTTACAGGCTTGTGAATTGGCGCTTGAACCGGCACGCTTTGCATCACTGGAGCAGCTATTGCTGGCACAACACAATTTTGTGACTGTGTTTCGCAATGCTCTAAATCCGATTCTTCGAGATTTTCCAAAATAATATTTTTCATGCTGAATTTGCGGTTCTTTATAACCAAATCGCTTTTAGTAATTCTGGAAGCGACTTTCTTACGTACAAATTCAAATATTTCCCAATCAACAATAAAAATGTCTCTTCTAGCCAACTGCTGCATCAATGCTTGATATAGCTTTTCTAACGGATAGTCTTCGGTGGCTTTGCCGTAAACTTTCCTAAAATTCTTAAGATTCTCCCGATCATAATCGAAGGAGTCTTTTAGCTTTTCATAATAATTGTAAGTAACTTCGTAGCCCATTCCTTAAATTAGTCTCCATCTACATAGTTTTTATCTAATTCATAAATTTCTACACCAGCATTAGTCAAAATAAAACGACTTCCAACTGAATAATCCTTCTTCTCTTTATAGCAGTAAATCCTTGTAATACCTGAGTTTATGATTAATTTAGAGCACTCAACACACGGAAGTGGACACCAGCAAAACATGTAACATCCACATAAATTTTGACTAGCATTTACTATAGCATTGGCCTCTGCATGGGCGCATGAACAAAGTTCTAGGCGTTCGCCGGGGCCAGCTTTGATTAACTTTCTTGGACATGTCTTACAATCTGCGTATTTTTCTATAAATTCTTCGTTGGTCAGGGGTTTCATTTCAATCAGACTAACTTCATGCTGATTTAATTGTGGCCAAACAACTTCTTTTAAATGTTCTTTACTATCACAATGAGGAACATTTTTGGGTGGCCCATTGTAGCCAGTGCCTACAATCTTATTGATTACTGGATCAACAATTACAGCACCTACATGGCGTGAATAGCAAGGATTTTGGTCCTCAGCTACAAAACGAGCCATACGAAGATACTTTTTAACAAACTTATCGCTAAGCATTGTTAATTCTCGCTGAACCTAATCTTTTCTAGAATAGTAGCAAAAGTAAAACTGACATCTTCAGGGATACTGGTGTACTCCCATACCTGAGTTTGTCCGTAATCCACGCATGGATTTATGATTATAGTGTATGATTCCATAAACTATTATATCAGCGGTGCATCGAAAAGTGTGGCATTTCACAAATTGGTAAATTTTGCACTTTATGTAAATGGAACCATAATTTGCGTTGAAGCTTTAGCACTCTGAGCCTAAGTCCTTCTCTGCTAATTTTACCATTAGGAAAAAGATGTTTGTACTTTTGTAAATAAGAACTATACCAAAGTTTATTTTCGGAATGCTGGTCTATTTCGAGCCTACCCCTCAAACACCCAAACAAATGTATCTCATGCTCATCTAAATTTGCACTTGCAATTAACCTGCTGACCAACTCATTTGTCTCATCGGCCTCTTGAATCTTTTTCCTTGAATCAATATTTACATTGTTGATATCAAACTCATTCATATCAGATTCAAGATTTATAATAAGTCTGGCATCACAACGTTTTTTATACGCACGTTGTCTGCTCATTTCACTTCTAAGACGCAGGAAAATAGAATTATGACAGAAGGTAGTAAAGCCACATTTGCCGCCAAATTTAGTCTTTACTGTCCTAAACTGCCAACAAGTATTTCTAATGGCAATAAGACCAATTGCGATTAAATCTTCCCTTTGATTTTCCGAATGACTAATTTTTTTAAGTATAAATGAAATCATATGTTCGTACTGTTTGATTACATCATTTTCTACTTTCGCTGCATAAAATAAAATTTTTAAATCTTTTGCAAACGCCGATCTGTAGGCGGGTGTAAGTGTCTTTTTAAAATCTTCTGGTTTTTTCCAACAATTAAAAACCCAAGAAAGGTAATCGTTCTTGGGCAAACCAGTTCTTTTAAACCACTTAAAAGCCAAATCATTGCTTTTACGCAGCTTTTCAACATCGCAAATATCGTGTACGGCAGCCATCCTTGGTATACCTCTTTTAGAATTCGCTAGGAGCCATAATATCCATGTTGAGCTTGGCCATTTCTTTTCGAAGCATATGCCCTCTATTGTGGGCATCTTCTCTAGCCGAATTCAGGGCTTGCAAATGACTATACAACAAGTCCTTTTTATACTTAGCCTCAATGGCCAACTTTCTCAAAGCATCGACTTCAGGATCGCCTTCAGCACTCAACTCTGCTGTCTTATCGCTCTTGGCCTGCTCCTTAAATTCTTTAAATTTCTGGATATATCGTTGTTTATACCTGTGTTCCATCATGCTGTGGCAATAATTGGCCTTGGCCAATCCGGCACCAACATAATCGATTATGCCAGAAACTTTTTCGAAAAACTGATTGAGAGTAGCATCAGAAAACTTAAGGTTATCCGTGCTAATTTCCCAAATCTGATCTTCCAACAAAATATCAATCTTCATCGTCTGTCACCGCATCCCTTTCTATTCTATTCCTTCTGTTATTTCGATTGTCGAGATTAATTTCTTGTTCAACCGTTCCAGCAATCCTTTCACGATATTGCTGCATAACCGTCTTATATTCACCATCAGTTATGCAATTGATATCCAGAGTTGCTCTGTCGAAGCGAACTGGAAAACAAGCTCCAGTTTGGCCATTTCTCACTTTAACACCAGTAACTCTACCCAAGCCTGCATTTGCCTCATCAGGATTTCTAGTAATAGACCAAATGCTGTCAAGTTTTTGTGCCTGATCGAAACTAGCCGCTATATTACCTAAATTCAAACTTTCCGCTTCGCCTAATTTAGTACCTTCTTTATTGCTCTGCATGGCTGTGACTACCACACAATTTTCTTCTTGTGCCATACATTTTAAATCACGCATAATCATGGCCTGAGACTCATAAGTCTTCACACCAGAATATTGTTTAATTTCACCAGCATAATCAACAATCACAACATCAAATTGAAAGCCCTTAGACTTCAGATTCGTTAGAAACGCCCTAATATCATTTACAGTTGGACTACCTAAAGCATACTGCTTGATGTTGAACAAGTTTTTATCATGCAAATCTTTTAAATACGACTCAAAAACATCTTCAACATTATGCTTTTGACTCAAAATTTCATTAATATCAACCTGTGCAAACTGCCCTACAAAACGTTGGCAAACAGTTACCCAAGCAAGTTCCAAACTTATAAAAACAACTTTCTTATGACGTTTAAGGTTCTCAACTGCTACTTTGCTGAGAGCCAAGCTCTTGCCCTGACCAGTAAGAGCCATAAACGCATGCAATTCCCCTCTTTGCCAACCACTCTTTACTAAACTCTCAATCATGGGCAAACCGGGACTAAACTTTTCGGCAGCACTTGTTGTAAGATTTAATTCACTGTAAAACTTTTCTCTATCAATTAAAAAATCATAGCCCGTATCAACTGCTTTATTTGTAGAAAGTGCCTTTTTAATTCTTTCTTCCGCTGCTTCCCAAACCTCTTGATCTTCAGGCTTTTCCTTGAGTTCCTTAGTTGAAATAGCCATGGCTATCTTAAGTTCTTGAATTCTAGCAAACTTTAAAACTTTATCTAAAAGAATATCCCTTGAATTAGAAGAAGG